GGATTGGGGTAAAGAAAAGAAATTTAAAGAAGGTCAATCAGAACAAGTTTTAGATACTTTGTTTTTTGATTTTATAGATTTAGCTAAAGAGTTACAGCCAAAAATTATAGTAGCTGAAAATGTAAAAGGTCTATTAATGGGTAAAGCAAAAGATTATGTAGGTGAAATAGGAAAGGCTTTTGATAAAGCTGGTTATCATGTTGACAAATGGCTATTAGATTCTTCAAAAATGGGAGTGCCACAAAGAAGGGAAAGAGTTTTTTTTATAGCAATTAGAAAAGATTTAGTAGATTTAATTCCTGGTTGGACTGACATGTTTAATCCTATGCCAAAATTAGACTTAGATTTTAATGAAAAAGAAATTACTTTTAGTGAGGTACAAGAATATGGTGTTAAAAGAATTGATTTACCAATTTCGGACCATAACTATTGGCAAAATTCAGATAAAAACGGTAGAGGTAAAACATCTAAAGGTAATACATTTGGCTTTTTTTATAAAGCTTTATCTAATCTGGTTTGTGCAACTATTGATACTAGTAGTAGGTATTCAATAAATCAAAGTAAAGAACTATTATTAGATAGTGAATTTTCAAAAATAGGATCATATCCTTTAGATTATAATCATTTAGGCAATAAACCACAATATTTAATAGGAATGAGTGTTCCGCCCGTAATGACAGCACAAATATCTTTAAGAATATATGAACAATGGTTAAGCAAAATGTAATGGATAGTTTATACTTCACAATAAAAGGAACTAAGTTTTTACAATGTGGTTTAAAAAGAAAAACTATACATGGTAATTTTGATTATGTTAGAATTAAAAACTGTAGTACTAATACTTATAAGTGGATTAAATATGACAAGCTCCAGGAAATATTAAAAAATAATTACAATGAGTAGATGTAGAACTTGTAAAGATAAATTTGATCCTAAAGTTTTTTTACAAAAGAACTGTTTAAAAAAGGATGAATGTATAAAAGCTGAATTAGAATTAAAAAAGAAAGAAAGTAAGAAAGCTTGGAGTAAGGAAAAAAAGGAAAGGAAAGAAAAATTAAAAACTAGAACTGATTACCAAAATGAATTGCAAGTAATATTTAATAAATGGATTAGATTAAGAGATAAAGGAAATAATTGTATTTCATGCAATAAACCACCTAAGAAAGAAAATGCTGGGCATTATAGAAGTGTTGGTGGAAATCCAGAATTAAGGTTCGAACCATTAAATAATAATCTACAATGTGAATACTGCAATACATATCTACATGGTAATTTAATAGATTATAGAATTAATCTAATTAAAAAAATAGGTATTGAAAAAGTTGAATGGTTAGAGGGTAAACACGAACCAAAGAAATATACTATAGACGAATTAAAAGGATTAAAAGTTTTGTATAAACTAAAAATAAAGAATTATGAAATTTGATTTTAAAGATAATTATGATGTTAATAAAGCTAAAGCATATTTAGATAAATTAATAGAAGATGGAGTACAAGCAGAACTAACAAAGAAGAAAGAAAGTAGAACTATAAAACAAAATAGTTATCTGCATGTTTGTATTACTTTGTATGCTATAGAATTTGGTTATACACTAAACGAAGCTAAAACAGATTTAAAAAGGTTATGTAGTTTTATGGTGTATGAAAAGAATAATTCTAGGTACTTAAAAGAAACTAAGAAATTAGACACTAAAGAACTAACTGATTTTATAGAATGGATTAGAGGTTATTCAGCAAAGAATGGATTATATATACCAGATGCAGAAGAATATAAAACAAATAAATTTAATATAGATAGAGAAATAGACAAACATAAACAGTATTTATAAATTTTTTTATATATTTGACTAACTAAACTACAAATTATGAATACAAAAATCTATAAACCAGAAGATTATAAAGGTCAATTTAATTTATTAGTAATGGAGAAGTTCACAATTAAACACTACCTAGAGAAAACACATCATAGTAGAAAAAGGATTAGTAAGATTTTAGGAGTATCTGAACCAACACTAAAAGCAAAAATATTAAAACATAATCTAGTATGAAAATTTCGGTAAATATTGCTTCATTAGTAGAGCGAAAAGAACAGCTAATTAATACTATTAAATCCCTAATAAACCAAGTTGATGAAGTTAATGTTTGCCTTAATAATTATTTAGATTGTCCTTTTGAGCATGAAAAGGTAAACTACTTTTATTCAGATAATGTTTTTGGTGATGCTGGAAGGTTTATATTCTTAAAAGATTTTGAAGGTTATGCTTTATTTGCAGATGATGACCTTTGTTATCCACCTACATATGTAAAAGATATGGTAGAAGCTATAGATAAATATGGAGTGGTAACACATCATGGTAGAATATTTACTTCATTTCCTATAGAGAGTTATTATAAAACTCCTTCACATAGATTTAGATGTTTGGATGAAGTCAAGACTACAGAACCAATACAAATAGCTGGAAGTGGTGTATTAGGTTTTCATACTAAAACTATAAAACCACCTATGGATGTATTCAAAACTAAAAACATGAGTGATATTTATTTTAGTCTATATGCTGCTAGTTTAAATATTCCTATTTGGGTTTTAGCACATGAGAAAGGATATATTAAATATCAAGATATACCAGTAGAAGAAACTATATGGGGTCAAAAACATTTAGATTGTGAAGTAGAAACAAAAGTGATTAATGATTATTTTTTAAATAAACAAAATATTAATTGATTTATTTCTTTACTTTTGTAACTACTATATTAAGAATATAGAACACAATTATATGAAGATACCATTTACTAATTTACAAATAGGTACTAGAAGTGTAGAAAATGTAAGAAGTTTAGCTGCTTCTGCATGGGAAACTTTAGGTGGTACTTCTACAAAATCTGGTGTAACAATTAACCAAGAAAATTCTTTAACAATACCAGCAGTATATGCAGCAGTAAAAGTAATATCAGAAGCTTTTAGTACTTTACCAATGCACATAATGAAAGACGATGGTACTAATAAAATTAAAGATAAATCACATCCTGTATATAAACTCTTTACTAGAGAACCAAATGCTTTAATGACTGTTAGTACTTATTGGAAGTTAGTAATGCCAGATATTTTATTATGGGGAAACTCTTATTCTATTATAGAATTTGCTCCTGGAACTTTTAGACCATTGGCTGTTATGCCAGTACACCCTTCAAAGGTAGAGGTAGAAATAAAGAATGGTGTATTATGGTACACTTTTAGATTAGAATCTACTACTTTAGTTTTGGATCAATCGAATGTACTTCATTTTAGAGGTATGGGAAATAATGTAATGGGTAAAAGTGTTATTGATTTTGCTAAAAATAATTTAGGTTTAGGTGCTGCTGCTGAAGAATTTGGAAGTAGATTTTTTGGTAATGGTGCAAGTATGACTGGAGTTTTACAAAGTGAAAATTCTTTATCTGATAAAGCTTATGCTAATTTAAAAACTTCTTTTAATGATATGCATGGGGGTATTAGTAATGCTAACAAGCCATTAATATTAGAAGAAGGATTGAAATATACACCTACTTCTATACCACCAAACAATGCACAATTTTTAGAAACTAGAAGATTTAGTGTAGAAGATATTGCTAGATGGTTTAATATTCCACCAGATAAAATAGGTGATTTATCTAGGGCTACTTTTAGTAACTTAGAACAACAAAACCAAAACTTTATTACAAATACATTAATGCCATATGTAATTAACATAGAAAGCGAATGTAGTAGAAAGTTGTTAAGAGAAACAGAAAAAGATACTACTTACTTTAAAATGAATTTAAACGGTTTATTAAGAGGTGATATTAAAACAAGAACTGAAAGTTATAGAACATTGTTTAATATTGGTGCAATGACTGTAAACGAAATAAGAAACTTTGAAGAACTAAATCCTGTAGATGGTGGTGATGCTAGATATGTTCCTATGAATTTAGGAAAGGTAGATGAAGATGGTAACAACCAACCATTACAAGAAACTGAAGAAACAATTAACACAACAGAAGATGAAGAAGATAATAAATAATATAGAAGCTAATATAAGAGCTTTTGGAGAAGATATAGAAGAAACTAGAACTGTTACATTTATAGCTTCTACAAGTTCAGTAGATAGACATGGAACTGTTTTAAATCAAGATAATTGGGATTTAAAGAACTTTAATAACAATCCTATTATTGGGTATCAACATAATGTATATGGAAGTGGTGAAGCACCTAATCCAGATGACCAGCTAGGAAGTGCAAAAGCATATTTTGAAACGGTTAAAAAAGGAAATTCTGAAGAACAACAATTATTAGTAGATATTAGTTTTGAACCAAAAGAAATTAATCCATTAGCAGAAAAGATATTTAGAAAAGTTTTACATGGTAGTTTAAGAGCTGTTAGTGTAGGGTTTGTTCCTTTAGCAGATGATAAAGGTGGTTATGGTGATAGTAGAGAAGGTAATTTTCATTACTTTGGACAAGAACTTTTAGAAGTAAGTGTAGTTAATATACCTTCTAATCCAGATGCTTTAAAAAGAAGTTTATTAGATTTAGTTGATCCAAAAGAATCTAAAGAAATAAAAGAAGAAGAAGTAATAGAAAAAAACTTTTGTAACATACAAGAAAAAAGATTACTTTTACTAAAAGTTAAATAGATTAAACTATTCAAATAACGCTATGAAGTCATAGTGTACTAATTTTTATATTAATGGGGTAAAGAAGCCCCACACAAAAACAAGAAAAATGGAATATAACATTAAAGCAGACTTAGAAAAGGCTGCTAAACATGCTGAAGATGCAAGAGCTTTAGTTGATGTTGCTAAATCTGAAGGTAGAGAATTATCTGCTGAAGAAAATAAGCAATTTGATGCACACATGGAAGACCACCAAAAGTCTGAAAATAGTGCAAATCAAAAGAAAAGGTTAAACGAAGCTTTTTCTGGTCAAGTTGATAAATTAGAAAGAATTGCTGATGAAACAAAGCAATCAGTTTCTAAAGTAGAAGATGCAAAAGAAATGGCTGGTAAATGTTTAAAATCTTATTTATTAAGAGGTTTTAACGGGATGACTTCAGAAGAAAAAGAATTTTATGCTAAACAAAGAGCACAAAGTACTACTACTGATTCAGAAGGTGGTTATACTGTAGCTACTTTGATGGGTGATAAGATTATCGAATCTATGGCACAGTATGGTGGTATGAGAGATGTATGTCAAATCATTACTACTTCTAAAGGTGAACAAATTGATTATCCTACTAATGATGAAACTAGTAATACTGGTGCATGGTTAGCTGAAGGTTCTGCTGCTGCTGAATTAGATACTGTATTTGGAACTAAAGCTATTGAAGCTTGGACTGCTTCAAGTAAGTATATTAAAGTAAACGCTCAATTAATTCAAGATTCAGCTTTTAATATTGAAGAATATATTTCTAACATTCTAGCAACTAGATTAGGTAGAATTGCTAATACTGGATATACTGTAGGTTCTGGTTCTTCACAACCACATGGTATAGCTGGTGATTCTGGACTAGGTAAAGCTGCTGCTGCTGTAACTGCAACTACTTTCTCTGAATTATTGGATTTAAAACATTCAGTAGATAGAGATTATAGAGCTAATGGTACTTGGATGTTTAATGACAACACTTTAGTAGCACTTAAAAAATTAGCTATTGTATCTGCTAATCAATCTTTATGGCAACCAGGAATAGTAGGTGGTGCACCTTCGACTATTGATGGTCAAGCTTATACAGTAAATAATGATTTAGTTGATATGGCTGCTGGAAGTCACTCTATTTTATATGGTGATTTTAACAAATATTTAATTAGAGATGTACAAGGAATTAACATTAGACGTTCTGAACACGTTGCTTTCTTGAATAATCAAATTACTTTCTTAGGTGAACTTAGAACAGATGGTAGACTTTTAGATACTGGAGCTGTTAAGCACATGAGAATGTCAAATACTTAATTTGTAGTTTAGTTTTAATTAAGTTAATCGGAAGAGCTGCTGCAATATGTAGCAGCTCTTTTTTAATATATAGAAATATGGAAGTACAATTTTTAGAACCAATGGCTGGTAAAGATGTTTGTTATGAAGTAGGTATAATTTATGATTTACCTAAAGCACAAGCAATACGATTTATTGAACATGGTATATGTATTTTACCACAAGTTGAAGAAGAATTTGTAGAGGTAAAAAAAGCAATAGTAGAACCAAAAGCAGTTAAGAAACGTAATAAGAAAAAATAATGTCTAGTTATCAAATTACAGTACAACCAGCTACAGAACCTATTACAACTGCTGAAGCAAAAACTCATTTAAGGGTAGATTTTAGTGATGAAGATGATTATATAGATACTTTAATTACTACAGCTAGAAAGTATTGTGAAAGCTATACAAACAAGGTTTTTATTACTCAAACTTGGAGGCAAAACTTAGATATTTTTCCAAATGTTTTTAAACTTAAAGTTAATCCAGTTATTAGTTTAACAAGTATTAAATATTATGATACTAATGAAGTTCAACAAACAATAACAGATAGTAGTGATAATTACCAGCTAGATAATTTATCTGATGTTGCAAAGATACATGAAGGGCTAGTTAATAGTTTTCCAGCAGTAGGATCAACAATTAATCCGATAGAAATTATAAGTGTTTGTGGTTATGGTGCTGCTGATGATGTACCAAGTGATATTAAACATGCTATTAAATTAATGGTTTCCCATTTATATGAGAATAGAGAAATGGTAAATGTTGTAGTAGGTGGTTTAGCAATGCAAATAGAGATGCCTAATGTAGTAAAGAATTTATTAGCACCTTATAGAGTTTTAACTTTTGGATAAAAAAATACTTATATTATTACCTATTTGGGGTAGAGAATCTATTGTAAAGATTTGTTTCGACAACTTAAAAGATTTGCAGAAGGATTTTAATATAGAAGTTCTTTGTGTAGTATCTGAACAATGGGCGAAAATTTTAGCTTTTGAATATGGTTTTAAGTATGTAAATGCTCCTAATGAATGTTTAGGTACTAAAATGAATATAGGTGTAGAAGAAAGTTTAAAGTATCAATAAGACTATCTAATGAACTTAGGGAGTGATGATATAATTACTAAAGAACTGTTTGAAATATACGAACCATTATTTAAAGAAAACTATCCTTTCTTTGGTGGTACTAGATTAACTATAATTGATAGTAAAAGTAAAAGATTAAAAACTACAGATTATCAAGCAATGATAGGTGCTGGTAGATGTATAAGAAAGGATGTATTAAAAGATGTCCTGGAGATACAGCCAATGTACAGTAAAATACAAAGGGGTTTAGATTTTAATAGCATGAGTAAGTTTAAATGTGCTATGAAGGAAATAAAAAACCCATTTAGAACTATCTATGATATTAAGAGTGATACTAATATCTGGGCTTATGATAATCTAGGTGGTGATGAATTAGAGTTTGAAAAAGGAATTGAAGGATTAACTACAAAACAAATTGATAATATTTTAGAGCTATGAAAGGTGGAGTTTTAGACAGGAGGATTATCGTACAAAAGAAAACTGAAGTAGTGGCTACTAATGGACAAAGAACTTTAACATGGTCTACATTCCTTACTATATGGTCTAATCCAGTAGTAAAAGATGGTGGAGCTGAAAAAACAGATAATGATAACCGTTCTACTAGAAGAATGGTTAATTTTAGAGTAAGATATAATAGTACTATTACCAATGAAATGAGAATAGTTTGGAATGGTGAATATTATAAAATAGAAGATACAAAAGAGTTGGGAAGGCAAGATGGATTAATGGTTAACACAAGTTTATTAACACAAACATAGAATGGCTAGTGATGGTTTACAAATAAAATTAGAAGGAGCTGCAAGGCTAGATAGAGCTTTGTCTAAAATGGCTGTTACAAAACAATCTGCTGCTTCTAAGATAGTAAATCAATCTTTAAATAAAGGTGCTGCTGAAGTTAGAAAGAAAGTAAAAGCTGCTACCCCTAAAACTACAGGACAATTAAAAAGGTCTGTTAAAAGTGGTTTAAGAAAGAAAGTAAGCCTACCTACAGATGTATTTTTAGGTGGTGTTTGGTTTCAGCAAGGTAAAAGTTTTGGAAGTGCTGATGGTTACTATGCTAGATGGGTTTTAAATAGACATGCTAGAAATGCTTTTGGAGATGAAGGAGGAAATAATTTTTTAACTCCTGCTGTAAGAGCTGCAATACCTTCTTTTAGAAAGATTGTAGGCACTCAATTAGCTGATAAGATAGCAAAAGAAAACCAAAAAGAAATTAATAAATTAGGGTAATGGCAAAAGGTATAGGAGATGTAATATATAGTTTATTAAGTAATGATACTGATGTTACTGATATAGTTAGTACTAGAATTTATCCATTTATGGCTATAGAAGATGTGGTTTATCCTTATTTAGTTTATACTATAGAAGATGTTGATCCTACAGTAAGTAAATGTGGAGCTTCACCTTTAGATACTGTTACATTTAATATAGAAATTTATACAGAAACTTTATCTGAATTAGAAGATTTAGGAAATAAAGTAAGAGCTGAATTAGATAGAAATAAAGGAACAATAGAAACTTTAAACATTCAATCTATAGCATACCAAAATGAAGATTATGGTTATGCTGATGTGGATAGAGTTTATTTAAAAATACAAGCTTATTCAACTAGAATCGTTATATATTAAAATTAAAAGATATGCAAATAATATTATTAAAACCGTATAAACCACACGCAAGAAAACTAAAAGTTGGTACAGAAATGGGTGTAACTAATGAAAAAGGTTTAGAACTTATAGAAAAAGGTATTGCTAGGGATGTTACTAAAGAATATAAAAGAAACATAGTAAAGAAAAGAGAAGATGAAACTGTAATAATTGAAGAAACAATTAAAGCTATTAGAGAAGCTGATAAAGCTGCTGAAGTAAAAGAATTAGCAAAAGAAATAAAAGATAAAAAAAATAACTAATTTTACAATAATCAAAGATGTTAAGTAACATCTTACAAAATTTAAAAAATGGCAACAACAGGAATAATTAATGGTACTGACTTCGGAATTTACATAGCAGGAACAAAAGTAGCTTGTGCTACAAGTGCAAGTATATCAATGTCAATGGGTACAAGAGATGCAACATGTAAAGATT